CATATAGAACAATTCCATGCTCATAAGCTGCTAAATTTAAATATATTTGTATTTGAATCATATGATCTTCTTTTGGAGCAACTTTTAGTAAATCAAAATTTCTAGTATTAATAGATTTTAATTCTAATATAACTTCATGATATTCCGGATGACTTATGATAAAGTCTAGTCTTCCTGATATGTTTGGAGTTTCTAATTTAAGTGGAACTTCTCTTCTTTTCACTATTCCCAACTTTTCAAAATATTTATTTATTCTATATTCTAAATAATTTCCATTATCAAATATTCTTTGAAGATTTCCTGTTACTGACTGAGCTGGTAATAACCCATTATAAGATAAAAAGACATATCTATCACATGGATTAGATACTATAGAGGGATAAAATACCCCCTTTTTACCAAAAACCTTATCTGAGGATAATAAATTATCCATTGATTTTAAAAGCCATCTATCTTGATTAGATGTCCTTCTTCTTGTAGCTCCTATTTGTCTAATTCCTGCCATTATCTTCCTCCTCAATTTCATTTAAAACTTGTTCTATTAAAGGTATTATTCTTTTTTTACTTGTTTCTGATATATGACACACCTTTCGTATATGCTCGCTATAGTCCTTTAATAAGTTAGCGTCTCTTTTTGCATCTGCTTTTTTAAAATGCCCAAATATTCCATCTGCCTCAATTACTAACTTAACTTCAGGTATATAAAAATCAACTGAATAAGGTGGGAAAGAGTATTGGGGTTCATAACGAAGTCCAAATTCTTGTATGCACTTAGCAAAAGTTTTTTCTTGTGGAGTATAATCTTTATGAAAATAGGGCATGTTTTTCTATCTCCTTAATTAATTCTTCCAACATATCTGGATTATCTATAAAATATTGTCTTACTCTGTTTTTACCTTGAACTCTTTTATCATTATAAGTATACCAAGTTCCTGATTTTTTTATTAAACCTAATTCTAAAGCTTCGTTAATGGCAACTTCTTTTAAATCTATGCCTCCACCTACTATATAAGGTACTACAATTGAATCCCAATCTTCTCCACCTTGTTTAGTCTTCCTCATTCTTATTTCCATTTCAAACCCTATTTTCTTTTGATCTTCTAGTATCCAAGCATTTCGTCTAATTTCTAATTGTAAATGACTATAAAATTCTTGTCCCATACCACCCGGCAAGACGCTATATGTAACTCGACCTATATTACTTCTCAGTTGATTTATTGCCAATAAAGCTGATCCATGTTTTAAATGCCTTAATAATTTAGGTAAGGCTTGGTTAAGAAATTTCGCTTGTACCCCCATCTGTTTAGCATCGATGTCGTCATTTTGTGCTGGTACTAACCCTGCAAAACTATCTATTACTACAATATCTACACCTTCCTGCAAAGCTGTATTAATTACTGCCAAAGCGTCTTCCCCAATTATAGGTTGTAAAACAATAAGCTTGCTTATATCAACCCCATTTTTTTCATTCCATGAGGGGTCAAAAGATTGTTCTGTATCAATCCATACTGCTGATCCTCCGTCTTTTAAAACATTGGCTACCAATTGAGAAGCTAAAAAAGATTTTCCTACATTAGATTGCCCTACAAACATACTAAATCTTTTTCTAGGTAGTCCTCCACCTGTTAATTTATCTATGCTAGGTACTCCAAAAGAAATTCTATCAAAATCAAAGTAATCTCTATCGTCTCCCTTTTTTATATCTAATTTCGGATTTGCTTTTTGTAGTCGTTCAAATAATTTATCGTTATCCATTCTTGCTCTCTTTTGAATTCTTTTTTCTTATATATTCAGCCCAAGCCATTAATAAGGAAGCTCCTTGTATAACTTCCGAATATAGAATATCTTGGGAGTCATCATCATCAACAATATCATACATCTTATGTACTATTCTAGAAGTAATATTTAACCATTTAACATCTGAATTTTTAGTTTGGTCTCCCCACAGACTATCTTGTCTTTCTCTTTCAGCTAAAAGTGAGTGTAAAACCTCTGCTCTAACTATTTCTGTTTCTTTAGGATCAAACATTAGCTTTTTGTCTCGTCTAGAACTTCATCTATTTTACTATCTACTTGTTTTCTTACTTCTTCCCAAACTTTATCTACAGTCTCTTTACTTTTATCTAGTTGATCTTCTATAGGTAAATCACTATCAACATCACCGATTGTAACATCGACTCTACTATATTGATTACTGTTTACATCCCCAACTCTGAATGTGAACCCTAAGTGTACATCTATCTTTGCCATTTCTTCTCCTTGAATTTAATCCCAATCTATACCATCATTGGTTTTTTTATTTATAATTATATCATCTAATTGTGATATTAAAACATTATATTTATCTTTTTTTACTATATTATTAAAATCTCTAGTGCCTGCTTTTAAAAACTTAGCTTTCTTATAAAAATCTTCTCTAGATATCCACCCTACTAACGTGATAGTTTTTGGGGTTTCCCCCTTATATTCTACACTAGAAAATATATACATATCTGGTTGTTGAAATTTACTTGTATACGCATTTACGGAACAAGCATAATGTGGGTAAGGTTTAACTGTTCTCCTTACAGTTTTAAGTTCACATCTTTTACTTCTAAATATAATATCATAATCAAATCTTTGTTCACTTGTTTGGTCAACCAATTTACTTTCTGGAAAATAATTTATAAAGGCTTCTTCAACTAACAATCCTATATAACTTTCCCCCTCAGTAAGAATACTATTACTTAAAAAATGTCCTCCACCATTGAAAGAATTTTTCTTTATTTCTTTGAGACGTTTTTCTGCTCTTAATTGCATTTCTTTTGTAAAAGGTAATTCTATCATACTTAAACCTCTACTGTATCCCAATCGATATGGTCTTCAACTTTAGCTTCTTCTACAGGAGGAGCTTCCAATTTCCCCCCAATTACCCAATGAAATCCATTCTGTTCTACAAACGAAACTTCTCGTTTTGAAGCCCAAGAAGGCTCACAAACTTCAACATCAACTTTCAATGGTATATCTAAAGTATTGGCTTCTAATAAATTCTTAATTTCATATGTTACATTATGTAATTCATCGTTATGGATTTCACAAATAATTTCATCATGTACTTGTAATAACATATTACTTTGCTTATCTTGTAAATATTTATGTACTTCTACCATTCTTTCATTTAAAATATCAGCACTAGTACCTTGAACTAGATAATTTACTCCTTTGTATGCATATTTTGATTCGATAGCATAAAACCTTTTATATTTATTGTATAAATATCCTCTATCAAAAACTGCTTGCATTACTCCCCTAATAAATTCTCTTGATCCTTCAATATTTCTAAAGTAATCTTGTTTATATTTTTTAGCTTTTTCTACTGTGGTTCCTAATTGAATAGCTAATTTTTTATTTCCTATTCCATATATAATTCCAAAGGTAATAGCTTTTGCAGCCTGCCTATAAGCTTTAAAATCTGGATGATTTTCTGATACATTAAAAGCTAATGTAGCTGCTTCTGAATGAAAATCTAAATTCCCTTTCTTTAATAGGGCATTAAACTTTGGACTTTTTAAATAACTTAAAAATACTCTTACTTCCATTTGAGAATAATCAAAAGAAATTAAAGTGTGGTCTTTTCTAGGAATAAATAGTCTCCTAATAGATATCTCTTTCATATCGGTTTCATCGAAAGATTCATCTCCTATAAAACCCCATGTATCTAACACTTCGTCATCTAAATTTTCAATAGGTTCTCCCCCTTTAGAAGTTAAAGAAGCATTTATTCTTTTTATAATATCTTGTCTTTCCTCAATATCAAATTTTCTATTAGATAGTTTAAAGTGATTTCTAGGGACATTTTGTAAATTAGGGTCTCTAGAGGACAGTCTGCCTGTTAAAGTTCCCCAATTACAAAAGGAAGAATGTAAAATAGGTATTTCATAAGGGTCTATTAAAGATTCTACATAAGTACTCCTTAATTTTTCCAAAGTTCTATACTGTCTAACTAAACCAGCAATTGGATTATTTATCCTAGCCAAAGCTTCTTCACTCCAAGATTGCTTTCCTTTAGGGGTTTTTACAGGGGATTTAATCCCTAACTCATTAAAAGCTTCTCCTAATTGTTTAGTACTTCCAATATTTATTTCTGTATTATTTAAAAGTTTTTTAACCTGTTTTTCTACTTCCTGTTTTCTAGCTTCTAATTTTTCTATTAATTCTTTTGCATAATCTAAATCAATTGGTATACCTGTTTTTTCCATATGATTTAAAACATTAGTTAATTCACATTGTAATTCAAATAAAGCTGTTTGATCAGTTTCTTTTATATCTACCATCCTATCTTCATATAGTTTAGCAGTCCATTTCACGTCTTGCTCACAATATTCTCCTAATATGTCTACAGGAGTTAAGGAAAAGTCTTTGTGCCATTTGTTTGCTCTTAAAATTTTCTTAGTTTCTATGTCATATGAAGCTGCTTTTTCCCCATAACTTCTAGATATTGTAGAAGTTAAATCTAAATCACGAATAGTAGTAGGTTCAGTTAAACGTACCATTACTAAGACATCAACTAGTTTTATATTGGTAATGTCTAATCCCTCTATTTCTAGAAATTTTAAATCAAATTTAATGTTATATCCGATTAGAGTCTCTCTCTGACTCATAATCTCCATTAAAGGTTTTAAATATTTCGTAGAGACTAGATTACCACCCTGTTGATGTCTAAAGGGAAAGTAATAGGTTTCTCCTTCATCTGTTCCTATTCCAATTCCACATAATTGATTTATGTGAAAAGGGTCTAAACCATTAGTTTCGACATCTACTATCCATGATTTCTTTGGGAGAATCTTATCAATAACTTCTTGATAATTTTCTGTATTTACTATCATTCAAATAGGTTTATATCCACAGATTTTTTATCTGAAGAATCAGTTTCAATGTTTGCAGAATATCTATTTTTAAAATATTCCTCTATAGATACTAATTCAGAAGTATCTTTATTTGGATTAGTAAGTTCTCTAGTAGAAGTTGCTATATTATAAGTAGTTTCTAATCCAGCTCCTGTTCTTTTTATTCGGATTACACCTTTATTAAGGCTTCCCCACTCTTCAAAGATATCTACTAATTGATTCCAAAGATATCCACCTCTTCCAAAAGGTAAAGATAGTATTCTAAAATCATTAACTTCTTCTTTATATAGTGTTTTACCACTAGGGCCTTCTAATGAAGTCCAACTCTCTATTCTCTTTTCCACATGCAAGGCTTCATATATGTATGTCCACATTGCAAACTTCTTTTGAACTCTAGAGTCTTCAGGTATATTTAAAGCAGTTTTCATCTTATCTACATCATCGTCTTCTGTTACTAAAACATTTCTGAATCTATTACCTTCTCTCCAAGTTATCATTGATATTTCAGAAACGAAAGGGTCTCCTTCTTTACCATCTCCTGCTGCAGAAAGGAAAATTTGATCTCCATCTCTTAAAAAGAATTCCTTTGTGTCTATATTTTGGGTTTGTAATCTTTCTTGTATTCTTGATTGTATTCGTGCTATTCCACTCATATTTTTCTCCTATTTTTACCAAAAATTTCTTTTATTAATAATTGTATTTAATGTTACTTTGTTTTTTATTTCTTGAACATCTTTAAATTGCTTTGGTAAATCTATTAATGATACTATAACATCCTCAGAAAGTGTTGTCAATGCATAATCAGTAGCTTTTTTACCTGTTTCATCACTATCTAAACAAAGAACTAGTTCTTGTGTAGGCAGTTTTATTAATAATTCTGCCTGCTTTCTAGATAAATGAGCTCCTAATATAGCTACTGAAGGATGTCCATGTTTGTCTAACCACATAGCATCTAAGATACCTTCGGTAATACAAACATAATCAGTACTTTTAAGTCTATTTGAACCAAATAAAACTAAAGATTTCTTTAACCCATATGAATATAGATACTTGGGAGTTGCGTTAACCCTTCTAGTAACCCAACCTACTAATCTAGTTCTATCATCATATATAGGTATGAGTAAATCATTATATTTATTGGTTCCACATCCCCATTTGAATAAGGTTTCTTCGTCAAACCCCCTGTCAAATATCCAATTTGGATAAGATTTCGATACAAAATCGTCAGGTAGAGTAACTTCTTGTAATTCACCTTCTTCTTCAGGTTCATAGAACTCGTCAAATAAATTTACGTCATACTCAACGTCAACATCATGTCCCAATTTCTCTGCGAAAGCTTTTAATGAACCTGATCCACAACCTGCGAAACAAATCCAAGCTTCTTTTTCTACATTAATAGAACAAGAAGACCTTTGATCGTCATGAAAAGGGCATAGGATTGAAAATTGATCTCTATCTAAGGGAACATTTATTCCTATATTTAATAATGTTGATGTCCAATCTGCCATTTACTTATTTCTTATTAGTATTTTCTAAAGCTTTTACTAAAGCCCAAAACTTCTTCATCAAAGCACTTCTTTCTTTAGAAGAAATTTTACCATCTTGCACACTCGCAACTGATACTTCTACTAAATCTAAGAGTTCTGGAAGAATACTTCTGTACTTAAAAATCATTCTAAGCATATTTACTCCTTTAACTTTTCTTTTATTAATAATCTCTCTCATCTATATTATACTCTCTAATTAAACCTTTATCAACATCCCATTTTAAACTGAATTGATAAACAGGTAAATCTCCATCTCTATATTTTTGAAATTTAATATCTCTTTGTCTATCTATAAGTCTGTATATCTTTCTATTATCATAAGTCTCTAGAGAAATTTCTGATTTATCGGTTTCTGGTTTTCTCATTGCAATGACCACATCTGCAGCTCTAATTAATGCATCGCCAAAAGCTACTGCAGTTGGAGTAGGAAATTCTGAAGTATCTGAAGCCTCTCTAGTAGCTTGAGTAGAAACAACTATTGGTATATTAAAAGATAATGAAAGGTTTTTAAGTCCATAAAATAACGAATGTGATTGTTCCCACATCTGTCTGTTACTTCCACTTTTAGTAGTTACTAAATATACACCATCTAAAACCACTAATTCCGGATTATATTTTCTAATTAAAGTAGCTATTCCTTCTAATGAAATACTCGACTCTCCTTCTATATGATCACATATTAACAGTTTTTTACCATTTGATTTCTCTAAAAATTCTTTATATTTATCCTCATCTATCTCCCTTCCTGTTCTTAAACTTGTATGGGAAAATTCATATCCCATTTTTTGTGCTAATACAACATCTAATCTTAAACTTATAGCTTCTACAGGCATTTCAGTAGATACTAATAGAGTTTTAACTCCTTCTTTAACTGCTGTAGCTGCTATATCTACACACATCCAAGTCTTTCCTATAGTTGGTCGAGCATAAAAAGCTATTAATTCGCCGGGTAACCACCCAACTCCCATGTTATTAAGGACACTAAAAGGTGTTTTAATCCCTCTTAGACCATCTTTAGTGTTCTCCCTCTCCTCTTTTCTTTTAATCCAGCTTTTAAATCTTTCATCACTACCTTTATCATACTCTACTATATCCTCGTCTCCATGAATTATAACATCATCTAATAAAGAACTTATTTGAGATATAGCTTTTTTAGGATTTTCTTGTAATAACTCTTTATTGTTTTGGAAGGCTCTAACAGCCCCTCTAAAAGTGACTTGGTTCTTAAAAACTTGGATTAAATAATCTAAATTATTGTCTGCAGCTTCCGGATTAAGTTCTGGAAAATTCTCTTGTAACAAAGAGTGGGGGGGAAATTCCCCATTTTGATCTACATAATCATTTACCCATTTAAATGGTTTGCCATGTTTGGCGAAATCTGAAGAAGAATATTTAAATTTTCTTAAAGCTACTTTACTGTTTAGGTTAAAAATTAAACCTGATTCTATAAACTCATTATTTTCCATTGTTATCCTATTGGGTATACTATTCTATTACTATTGTTTTCTAAATATACATAATATTCTATATCATCTTTTGTATTGTTGTCAACATATCTCTTTGCTAATTTAAAATTTGTATATTTTTCTTCTTCCCAAGTTTTATTTGTTTTTTTATTACGACCTATAATAATATATCTCCCTTCTTGTAGATTCTCTATTACTTCTTTTTTATAGAATCCACCACTTCCTCTTCTTTTTTTAAGGGGCATTTTCAACTTTCTCCTTATATAAACATTCAAATTTCTTTCTAATTTTATTTCTTACTCTATAAGCAGATTCTTCTAAATCTTCACTAATTTCTGTCATTGTTAAATCTTCAAATCTTAATTCTATATATCTTTTTTCTTTTTCGGTTAATTTTAAATTGTCTAAAACATCAAATATTTCAATTTCGTCTATGAAAGCTGAAGCTTTTAAATCTTCTAAAGCTTTGGAAACTTTAAGAGGTACATATTCTGATTCACTATATACAATTAATTTATCCATACTAGTAGGGTGAATCCTTTTCTGTGCTTGAGATATAAAAGTTCTAATAGTGTTTATCATAGCTGTATGTAAATATGTATGGAAAGATACTTTTTTATTTGGATCAAATTTTTTGGCAGCTTTTACAATTACTATTCTAAGTTCTTGAACTAAATCTTCTTTATCCATGCCTTGAATTGAAGTAGTAGCTAAAATTCTATGTATTTTAGGTTCCCATTGTTCGATTAATTGATTTGTAACTTCCATTTTCATCTTTAAATCTCCTATCTTTTGTCTCACAAATTTTTCTACAATATGCTTTTTCAGAGCCTAAATTATGAGCTTGTATTATTTGAGACCTCCATTTTATAAAAGGCTTTCCTTCTCTTGGGCATTTCTTATAAGAACAAGTTAATTCTATCTTATAATAATTTGTTTTACAAGTAATAGAACAGAATGTTTTCTCAGCCTCTCTCTCGTTATAATGATTTTTTCTTTTAATCGTCATAACTAACTCTTTACATTTAGCACAATATATAGGTCTACTTTTTAGACCACTTGGAATTTTAGTTACTATTCCATTTTCTTTTAAGACTTTATTCACATAGCTTCTAGTGTAACCCATCCTTTTGGCTATCTCACTAGTACGCATAAAAGGATTTTGCGTTTTATAGCGTATAACTTTAGTTTTTGTAGGTATTCTTCTAGGCATTATTAAATGTGAAACAAATGGGTGTGTTCTGCGTCTGTCCCAAATCTTTCGTCATAATAAGTACGAAGTAAGGAATTTGTAGAAAAATTAAATACTTGAGCTACATCTCCTTGATTAGCCTGATCTTGGTTGGATGCTCCTCCCTTTATAATAGCTATCACTACCGAATCTTGAGGAAAGTCTGTAGATGTCCAATTTATCATAGTTTGTACTTTAAATTCATTTGGATGTTCCTCATTCCAATATAATATATAATGGGTATTTAATCCCATATCAGCATTCAATATATCGGCATCTTTAGTTGATCCTGCTCTAATTACATATTCTTCTCCTGTATCTAATAGTAAAGTTCTAGAAGCTGCTGATTGTTCTTTATGTGGTTGAAGAGCACTATATCCCCAACGAATTTCTTTAGCCCTTTGAACAAAAACAGCTGCATCATCTGCATGAGTTGAACTTCCTTGCCAAGCTCTAACTACTGTAAGTTCATTACTTGAAACACTTGATACTAACATAGTCTCACTATTAGAAGCATCCGATACACACATCATTTGTCCACCTGCAAAATGACTTCCGTTATCTACATCAACTGCTGTAGCTCCTGTGCTTGATATTGCCCCATTTAATAATGATCCTGATGGAGCTTGATTTGAAATATGCATTACTTCATTAGTATCTTTTCCTAAAGAAAATTTTTGTTGTGCCCTATCTCTTTTAATATGATAAATACTTCTTTCTACAATTTCATTAGCTAAAAGTTCAGTTGTAATAGGATATTTTAATATGTCTGATGTTTCCTTTTTAATAGTTTCAAATTCTGTTTTTAAAACACTATTTAAATCACTAAAAGTTAAACTAATGATTAAATGATCATCGTTTATATTAGCTAAATCATTATCTATTCTTACTATATCTCCTGATCTAATAGGTACATATATTTTTATAAATTGTCCTGCTGCTAATGCTGTATCATCTGCCCACTCTTCAGTTGTTCTTCCATTTATTTGAATTCCCTGAATTGATCCTGAAGCAATAACTGCTTTATTTGTTCTATCATCTAAAATATCTGATATATACGCATGAGGCCATACCTCTTTTATTACAGCTCCTATTAATTGCTCTTCATCTGGAGTATAGGTGTGGGCTTCATTTCTTTGAACTCCTGTAAAAGTATTAGATGTTTTACCACTATAATCAAATAATTCATTTCCTATTTGTAGGGTTCCTGAAGAGGGAAAATTTGTAGTAGCATTAGCGTCTATTATACCTGATCCTGTCATAGCAGTAGAAGAGGATATAGTAGTTCTTACAGTAGTTTGAGCTGGGTCTTTAGTAAAGTTAATATCTTCATATTTTTCTATAGCCATTCCTGTCTTTATTCCCCATTTTCTAGGGTCTATATAATGTGCTGAATTAGATAATAAAGCCACATCTACTCCATGACCTGTTGAAAGATTACTAGTTTTTCCAACTATAGTAGAATATGGATATTTAGTTATAGAAAAAAGCCCCTTAAGCCCATTTGTTTTATGACTATTAATTAAAGAAGCTGTAATAGCCTCTCTTATATCTTTCTTATTATTTATACCTGTTAATCTAACTCTTTTTACTCTAGGCATTCCATATTTTTCTCTTAGTCTACCTTCACTTGGTTTCACATAAGAAGTTATTGCCGAAGTATTTCCTACTATTTTAGTTAATAAATATACTTTAGTATCATCGTCATGAGTAGCTGCTACTGTAGAGCCTACTCCTCTTGTACAACCTGTTAAATTTTCACTACTTATACCTGTATAAGTTATGATTTCATCGTCTATCATTATAGCCCCAGCACTTGGAAGATCACTAGCATCATCTAAAGTGATAGTAGTCTCACTATCATCTAAATCCTCATTTAATTGTTGTTGTATCGGTGGGAAAAAGATTAAATCTACTCTAGAACCTGCTGCATGTTCAGTCGCAGTAGTTCCATTAGCCCCTCTTTTAGCTACTGTATATGTTCTAGTGCTTAAAGAACTTACAATTATATCTTCTTTTCCTATTCTTAACATACAATGTAAGTTTGGAAAGTCATCCCCATCATATAAAGTAGCATCTTTTAATACTACCGAACTAGCACTTGACGTTAAAGCAGTATTTAAAGTTGTTGATACTCTAGGTATATCTGAAATTAATACATATCCATTAGTTGCTGCTGTTATACTTGTTTGATGTTGTACTCTACATATCTGATTTGTGGCTGATCCTAAATATCCACCAATACCTGATGAATCAGGGGGTTGAATTATTTCCCATTTTTTCACACTAATAAAATTACTTCCATTATCATAAGATAATTTTAAAAATTCAGGGGCTTTTTTTATAGTAATTGTAGCATTATCTGAATGGCTTGCAGCAGAAGTATCATTATAGTCTCTTACTACAGTTAGTACATTTGCTCCTCCAATATTAGTTATTAACATCTCTTCGTTATCAATTTTAATAACATCTCCTACCTGAAAAGCATCTGCCCTATCTACAGTTACGCCTGTTTCACTAGAATCTAAGTCTTCGGCTAATAATGTACCACCTGCACTTATAAACTCATCTCCTTCAAATAATAAATCTCTCCAATGATATTCTCCACTAATCTCTCTTGCATATAATAACTCAAAAGTTTTATGTTTTGTATATCCTGCTGGAATAGAATCGTCTGAAAGGCCGGTTTCTGGATAATATACAACTCCTTCTGTAAATAATTCATCGTTTTCTTCTGTAAAAGAGAAACTTGGGTACATTAAAGACTTTGCTTTTGATACATAATAAGCAGTTTTATTACTTAAATGGGCAGCTGCTGTAGTTCCTACTATATAAACTACTGTATTATCATCATGAGCTACAGCTGTAGTACCATCGTATGCTCTAGTTACAGTTAAAGTGTTTGTAGATATACCTGTTACAAACATTCTTTCATCTTTAACTTGGATTACATTTCCTTGAGCAAAATCTGATCCATCGTCTACATCTATTGCTGTTTCTGAATCGTCTAAAGCTTCGGCTAATAAGGAACCTGAAGCTGTTTTAGGTATGGAATCTGCTCCTGAACCTCTTACACAATTAGATAGAGTTGTAGGTATAGCTTTATCATGTGATCCATATTCAATATATTCACTATCTATATAAATTACACCCCCATCACTTGGAAAAGTAAGAGCATTATCTAATACAATTGTAGTATCATTATAAGCAATGTTTCCTAATACTTTAGCCCCTATATTTTGATTCTGACTATTATGTTCCGTAGCTACATAACCTGAATCTGCTGTATAAGCTATAGTAAGTCCTTTAGCTTTTAATGGAGCCCCACCTGAATCTAATGAAGGTCTAGTAAATTTTTGAAAATAATTCATAGTTTGTGGGGGAGCAGGAACATTTTGCTGTGCTGTTTTTACATTAGGGTCTACATAATAATTAAATCCATGCTTTCCTTCAAATAACAATTTAACTACATCATTATCACTATGTGAAGCTGCTGTAGTATTATCCGAAGGTCTTACACAACCTGTAAATGTTGTACCTAGAGTAAGCCCTGTATATTCAATTATTTCTGTTCCTATTAATATTTTCCCAGCTGTTGGGAATCCTGAAGTGTCTTCTACTACAATACTAGTTACAGAATCATTAATTCCAGCTGTTAAAGCTGTTGTATGTGAATGTGGCTCTGATTCAGCTAGTTTAGAAATAGAATTTATTAAATTCCTTCCATCTTTAGTTAAATCTATTTTAGAAGTTGATCCCATAAGGGTAGGAGATTTAGTAAATTTAGCACTAGAATTTTTTACAAATTCATGATCACTATTTATTGAATCTTCAATATCAATAATTCCAGCATTTCTAATTCCTCTAGTTATTATATCTGATCTTTTAGTTAAATTATCTGAAAATCCTTCTAAATTATCGGCAGTATGTCTCCAAGAATCTGTTTGAAAATCTTGAAGCTGTCGTAAAGCATCTGAACAAGTAAGCATTAATTCACTACCTGTTGTTTCACTTGCTATTTCTTCAACATTATATATTTTACCTGCAAATAATATTGAATGTGTTTCAGTATCGGTTATCCTTACATCTATAAATTCAGTAAAAACCCCATTAAAATAGCCCTTTCTATTAGCTTCTGTTGCAGAATAGATATTAGTAGGATTATCTTGTATTCTTACTACAGCTACTCTAGATTGTCCTATTAAATCTGTTATAATACATCCTAGATAAGCCTCTTGACCTTCTCTAAGGGGTCGTTTCCATCTAGACCCATCCCAATATTGAAATTTAGTTATTTGTGCCATTACTGTGTTCCATCTGCTAGTCCTGCCCCACTACGACCACCTTCTTCTCCTTCATTATTAACTCCCAACTGATAAGAATAATTATTTTGATCGTAAGTTATTGCAGAAGCACTTTTATGTTGATCTAATCTTGTAGTTGCTACAAAAGAAAGGGAAAAATCATATCTATTCTCTTTACCTGCAGCTAAATTAAAAGAAGCATTTTGAATGGCTACATTATATATAGCCCCACCTGTATGATTTAGCCCTGTAGGCTTAGTATGATAATTTTGTCCTACAGCTGGGTCTTGTCCTAATATTTCTAATTGTATAGGACTATCTGAAGAAGAAAAATGTACATAAAATACAAAATCTTCTAAAACATTTTTATATGGAACATAATATTTTTGAGTAGAATGGTTTGTAGTATTGGGAGTATTATATAAAGTATATTCTAATACTTGCATATGATTAGTTGTAATATCTGCTACATTAGGAAGACCTACTGTATCTATCACTCCTGATATTGATATATTTGGTCTTGTTACTCCTAAGTCTATTAAATTAGGTCTATTTTGAGGTATAGGTATTTGTATTGGAGTTTTTGTCAGAGCAACCGAAAATGTAGCTACTTGCAAAGCAAACCTATTAGTAGCTGAATTTTCACTTCCAGCATGATTTCCATCTCTTAATAATATACTTAAACTCATTTATTTCTCCTTAAAATTCCTTAAATCTGATCCTGATAAGGTAGACGATGATATTTCTGCAAGAGCTTTATCCCCCATTTTTTTATTAGTTATATCATCATAATATCCTGCTGTCCCTGCAGTTCCTCCTCCCCCTATAATGTTTTTAACTACAGCCCCAAGTTCTGGACCCTCTAAAAGATTTTCAAGGTTTGCTAAGAGTGTTGTTGGTTTACTAACAATCTTAATTACTTTTTGTATAGCCGATTTTAATCCTACTGCTCCAACCTTTTCATCAAATATTTTTGATGCTGCATTTCCTGCTACTTCTATTGATAGTTGGCCCGGTGTTTCTCCATCCATATGAAAACCTGAGTATATATCTTTTACTAGTTCCGATCCCATTTTTAAATTATCCATTACATCTTTCGCTGTTTCTGGTAGTTCCATAAATCCATGAGGTAATTTCTTGTCACCTAATTTTAAATTTACAAAATCTGGACTTACCTGCAAATTCTCTATAGACATAGCATGGGAACCCTCTAATATTTTGTTAGCCTTTTGAAGATGTTCTTGTTGTTTAGATGCTGATGTTTTTGCCATTGGATTTGCCGAGGCTCCAAAAAAAGGAATTCTACGAGCTTTTAATTCCCATCCCATTATATTAAAACCGGGAAAATCAAAACCAGATTTTTCTTTTATAGTCTTCCACGTTTTTTTTACCCAATTCCATATAGGATCAACTACTTTGGATGTAAAAAGACCAAACATATATTTTGCATATTTCCAATATTCATTTAATAAATGTTTTCCCAATCCTATAATACCATCTTTGTTCAATACATCAGCTAAATTTTTAAACCAATCTATTGTATTAAATATGATAGTCATAAATTTAGGAATTCCTCTTGCAAACCATTCAAACAGTTTTGGAATTTTGTCTAAAAATGTCAGAGCAAAATCAAGACCTTTACCTACTTTTCTAGCCATTGCTATACCTTTAGAAGCAGCTTCATTAATAACTTTAGCTAAACGTGGAGCCAATGGGGCAAGGATTGTATCAATCATTGCTCCTGCGATTTGGAAGAATGATCCTGCTGTAGCAGTAAAAATTTGAGACTGTCTTATTAAAGCTCCAACTGAAATACCTCCAAACAAGCCTTTAAAAGTAGATCTTCCAAGTTTTTGGAAGAACTTGCCTATTTTAGGTAGAAAATTTCTAGGATTCGAGGCGTCTTTTATCTGTCCAACTTTTGTATTTAGTTGTTTCATGCCTGCATCTATTGCAGCCATACCCATAGTTCCAAGACCTGTAGGACCAAATCCACCTGTAGGAATACCCCCCTTTCCTTGAACATGCCCCTGTGAAGCTATAGCTGCAGAGGTATCCATCGCTATTTTAATTGTTGTTGGTTCATGGCTTGCCATTTATATTCCTCATTAAAAACTATTTTTAAGAGATTCTTCGTTTTCTCTATTTTTTATAAGTTGATCTATTAGAAGTAAAGATTCTACCTCTTCTGTAGAAAGCTCATCTATTTTATCATAAGCTATTCCTAAACCTAAAAGTCTTACTTTAATCATCCAATAACTTAAAAAAACAGTTTCTTGTAAATTATTCTTTTTAGCTTTTAAGTTCCATTCGATTCTTTTTTTTTATCTTCTGGAATTGTTGAGTCTTCAAAAGCTATTGGAACTATTTTTTCTAGAGCAGAACCTAATCTACCATCTATAGAAATTAAAAAAGTTTCTGTTGTTTTGCCCCAAGGAGCATCTACAATAATTTCTTTTAAAATTTCTCTCATATATCCTTCAGTATTAAAGGAAGAAATTCCATCTGTAGACCATTTAACATATTTGGCAACAATTTGATTCTTTCTACTCCAAGATAGATTTTTTACTTTTACTTTAAACTCTTCTCCTGTTTCTTCTATTTTTACTGTTTTATTTAATAAGTCTGTGCTTATTACATACTTTTGAAAATCAAAAGTAGATTTAACTTCACTTGCCATTCTTTCTCCTTATGGATAAAGGGGAACGCTGTCCTTTATCTGAATCTTCATATTTCTAAAAATTATACTAGCATCTACTTCAAGAGCCCCACTTCCACCTATATTATGAGTAGCTGATGTTATAAAAGCTCCTGATTCATTTCCTCCTTCAGCTGCAGTTCCATCTGATGGAATAGTCATAGTTATAGTATCATTACTCCCTCTAGTAAAGGTTAAAGTAATTGCAAATCCTTTATTAGAAGCACTTGTATTTGTACCATAATCTCCTTCAAGTAATAATTCTTTAAATAGAGTTACATTACTTGAAGTTGCATCAGCAGCAATACTATCAGGCAAAGCTATTGTAGCTGACATATTATAAGTTCTAGTTCCTTCTCTAGTTTCACTAGGCCCTCTACTTAGCTTTCCATGTCTAGTATTTATATAATACTTTGGTTCTATAGAGTTGTCAATACTTATACTAAAATCTCTTATTCTAGCAAATTCTGTTCCAAATATAGAAATAGTACCTTGACTAAAGAAATAAGGATTAGTTTTTGGATAACTTCTATCTCTTAAAGCATAGGAAGAAGCACTAGAAGCTACTGTCCCTACCATATCCCCATCATCTATTGTCTGCATTAACCCAAAACCGGGCATTGCCTGATCAGTAGCATAACCTTCAGATGCTCCTGAATGGTCTCTTTGATTATGGTTCATTCCTAAGAAACTTATACTATCCCAACTCATAGATAACATACCTTCTTCAGAAGCTGAAATAGTTGTACTTCCTACTTTACCACCGAAATATCTTCTAATAAAATCATTATCTTCTGTTTCTCCACTATCTCTCATTAATACATTCCAAGATATAGTATCTAAATCTACTGTTTCAAAGATATCATGTTGATAGTGAGTTGGATCAGTTATCTCTCTAATCTGAGTACCTGCAGATAATGCTGGGTGGTCAAATTGTAAGGGATAATTTAATTTAAAATAAGTAGTGCTTTGTACAGCTACAAGTCTTCTTACTTCAGAAACGCTTGCAGCAGTTGGACTAGCTGCATAATCGATTGCAATTAAATCTCCTACTGCAAGGTTTGTAGCACTATCTACATTTATCCACACATCTCCCTTTTTATGATCGCCATTTAAATCGGTTCTTGATGTTAGTCCTGATCCGGGTATAGAAGTTATTTTTCCTATTGGAAATCTTAATGGCCAACCATTTAATAATACAAATGATCCTATGCCTCCACTATATGCTTGAGAGCTTTTATATTGAGTATAAAAATTTCTTTTAGAGGAAGTTCCTAGTAAATATCTAGGTTCTATAGCCATTTCAGGATCAGGTACATCTACAGTTTCATACACACCGGGAATAAAAGTCATAATTTTATCATCATCAGTATCTGTAGTTTCTGTTACAACCTGAATATTTGTATTATCTAGATGGTAAAAGGCAGTTGGAGTATCTAAATGTAAAATGGTTGTACCTTCTACATATTCTACTCTTCTTATTTCAGAGTTTCTAAAAACTCCTGAACCACTTACTTCAGGCCCAATTTGAATAAATTCTCCAACAGTTATCCCACTTAAAGAATCTACTGTTATACTTCGTGACCCTGCAGGTAAGTCACCAGCCATATTTATTACAGCAGTTCCTGTACCATCAGTAACTGCACTAGCTCCTTCAGGTATACCACCTTGGGCTGCTTCAGTACCAAAAGTCACAACTGCTTGATCTGCTCTGTATATTGCCATAATTATCCTCCTGTATTATTATACTATAATTTAAGTAGTTTCTAACGTAACTGCAAAGTTTTGTAATTGCAAACTAATAGTACCACTCCATAAATTTACTTGTTCAGCTGTAAGTTCTGTAAAACTCATAAACTGTATTCTTTGGAAATTAGTTAAACTGCTAGCTCTAGCATGACAAACTTTTCTAATTTCCCTCATTAAATCATATAATCTTTGTCTACTATTTAAAGTATGAACTTCTAATTCAATATTATATATTCTATTTCCATAAGTCCAATTTCCTATAGGAGTTTCCTGTAAAGCTGGACTTCCTGCCCTACCTACTACATGATCATTAACATTTAAATTAAATCTTATAGGTTCATTAGCTCCTGTGACTTCTATAAATGCCGGTTTAGACACATTAGAAGCTGACCATTGACTTTCTAGATCAGTTATAAATTCATTTATTGGTAGTGGTTCGGTTGCCATTAAAACACCTCAAAAGCTTTTAGACTCTCCAACGTATCTTCAATTTGTCGTTCATATATACCTATCTTCTCACTCATTTGTACTCTATCCATTCCACTTACTGCTAATCCTCCGAAGTCTGTTGTTGTTAAAACATCTATTGCTGCCATTTTCTTACACATATCAGTAACAGTAGCCCCTTCTCTAGTATCTGTAGCTATATTTTCCCCATATAAATACGAAACTTTAATAGGCATTACAAATTCTCCACCTCCCCATCTCCAAACAGGAGCATTATAAGATGTAAATCTTGCTGGAAGTAGAAAATATCTAGAAAAATGAACCATTCCTGTGTCTGTAACAAAGAAATAATCATTTTTTCTTCCTTGAGTCTTAGAATCCCAACTTCCACCACTCCAAATCTTCAATTCATTCACTTTATAAACAGGAAATCTATCTAATTTAAACCCATTTAGGTTAAATTCATGGTGTTCATTCCAAATTATATTTGGTCTCCACGATTTTCTGGTTACATAATCAATTCTTGATTGAGCTTCCATAATATAACTCTCTACAGTATCTAAATTAGGGGTAGTAGAAGATGTAAAATTACTTGTTCCTGTTATATTCCCCAATTGTAATAATCGAAATACATCTTGTGTAGTACAATATGCTTGATATGACCTCATTTGTATTCTTTTTATTGTTGGAGAAGCATCAACACTAGTTGGAGAAGAACATCTAACCCAATATTTACTTTGTCCATTTATAGAGACTGTAGCCCAATCAGAAGATAATATGTTGCTTGGAAAAATTTCTCCTCCATCTTCAGAAAAATCATATTGAGAACCCTCATTATCATTTGGGTCTAATTGATATCTAGCTGACGAAGGTGTAAACTCTGTCCATGCTGAATCATTATAATATTCCCACTTTAATGCTCCCAAACTCCCTGCAGTATCTACATCAAAAATTGCCATATCAAACCTAATGGCATCTCCCAAATATAAAAAATGGGAAGTTCCACCTAAAATAGTAAAAGATGTCCCTGCTGGAGATTGAGCCTCTAAAGTAACGTCAGTATATGTACTTCCATTATAAGTATATACTTTATCAAAATCTGATTTAGCTAAAGTTGCCATTTAAAAATTCCTTTATTCGTTAGATTTTTCTTCTTTTTCCGACTTTTCCTCTTCTTTAGCTTCTTCTTGTTGCTTGGTTTTTAAATATGCTATTGCTCCATTCAATTGTTGAATGTCTGCAACAGTTTGTTGTCTTTGACTATCTAATTCTCTTAAATTATCTAGTAAAACGGTACCTTTTTCTTGAAGATTTTTTATATCTTCTTCTGGATTAATAGTTGTCATCATAACTCCTCTGAACTTTTATATATCCTACTTATTATTATACTTAAAAGTATAGTAAATATTATTAATTTTATCATATTAGGCCGATTTTGTATATATGTATTGCTTGTTTCATAGAAATACCCCTTTAAATTATTGGAATTGGTATCTTACTATAACTACACCTGAACCACCTGCTCCACCTCCATCGTAATTACTCCCATTGCTGCCTCCACTTCCACCACCACCACCACCTCCTCCGGTGTTAGCTGTTCCATCATCCCCAACTGTTGTTGAGGGCCCATCTGATCCTCCTACTCCTCCTGTTGCTCCTCCACCTGCTCCACCTGCTCCTCGTGTTCTTGAGCCTTGGTAATATCCACCAGCTCCACCACCACCTGCATAAGTTACTGATGATCCTGTAATACTACTTGCTGTTCCTGCTCCTCCAGCTCCATTTTGTCCTGAGCTAGGGTCATCTCCGTCAGCACTTGCCCCACCACCTCCTCCTGCTCCTTGATAACTAGCTCCTGTTCCCCCATCATTTCCTTGATCTGCCGTTCCACTTCCTCCATAATCCTGACTCCCTGAGGGGGGGAATCCACTTCCACCTCCTGAACCACCATCTGCCCCTACTTTGTCAGCAGTATATTGATATCCTGATCCTCCACCACCTCCACCTATAGCTGTTTGGTCGCCAAATACACTATTAGATCCTTGAACTCCTGTGCCGGGATATATTGGATTCTGACTAGCATCTTGCGTTTGCTCACTTCCTGCTCCCCCTGCTCCGATAGTTACAGTATAATCAGTAGAATCTGCAGTAGTATAATCAGTATTAATAATAAGACCTCCTGCTCCACCTCCACCTCCTGCTCTATATTGTCCTGCTGATCCACCACCACCTCCACCACCTGCTGCAACAAGTATTGAAACAGAGCCTCCTGTAGAAACAGAGAATGTTCCACTAGAAGTGAATGTGTGTACTTTGTAATCTCCATCATCTGCTGTGGTATTACCACCTGAAGCTGAAACGAAGGTAACTCCTGCAAACTCAAGAGTATTCAGTTTTTCTATATTGTCATCAGTTAAAGTATTAACTTTTTCAATATTCCCAATTTCTATGGTATTTAGTTTTTCTATTGCATTAGCCATTATGCATGCTCTATAATATCTACACTCGGATTGATATACACAACATCAGGGGATAATGCTATCCCAACTACCACAACAAAAGCTCCATCTGTTGTTGGAGCAGTATGTGTCATAGCTCCTGCTGTTTCTGATAAATAAAGAGGCGAACCCGGAGTCCAAGTCCAAGTATCATCTCGAATGAATCCTTGTAATAAAATTGTTCCTGTTGCTGTATCTGATATTGCTGCAGGAGCAATTCCTATAACTCTTGCAGTTGCAATAGCAGAGGCATCTGCTTCTACGACTTCCTGTGTGGTTGTGTGAATACAAACCAAGTCAAATGCAG